ACCGCGGCACATAGAGAGTCCGGCCCGAGGATGATCTTGCCGTCGAAGTTGTGCGTCATTTCGCCCCATGTCAGGGATGTGATTCCGGTAATCGACCAGATCGGATAGTAGGGGATCGGCACCGCGCCGCCAGACACGCCAGGAATGGCGACGTTGGTAAGCGTTGCTTGGGATGCGGCAGCGCAAACAGACACGCCGCCGATGCCAAGCGGGTGAATGTTGATTGCTGTCAAACTTGTCGGGATGCCAGATGTACCAGTCAGGTTGCGCTGGATCATCAGACCGTGGGTGTTGGCGACGGTCGTTACAGTGTTCTGCCCGAAGGTAATCGAAATCAGTTCGACGTTCTTGCTTGAGCCGGCTGGATTCCAAAGGGTGAATTTGCTGTTCAGGGTTGCTGCGGCGACGGGTATGGCAACGCCCAGAATGACGGTGCCCGCCATGAACACTTGGCCGCGTACGCCCGGTTCGTAGAATCTGCCGTGAATTGCTGCTACGGCTGCGGCCCCGTCTTTCAGAGCACGTGCTGTCGAAATCTGTCCGTCTGCGTTTTGCTGCGGTCCTACCAAAATCTGATTGAGAGCCATTTGCTACCTCGCTATCGTCTGTGCAAAAAGTGGTTCAGCGACGGATTGATCCGCCCGTAGGTTCTGCACGTCATCAGACTGACCGGCGAGCAGTTGTTGCATTTGCGCGTTCAGGACGCGAAGTTCGACAAGAATCTGGTAGGTCATGCTCGCAATCGAACTGTTCCCGCCGTCAACATTGAGGAACGATCCGCCAATCGGGTCTTTGATCGACAACCGATGCGTCGGCGGAACCTCGGTCGCCTTGTTGTCGGCGACTCCTGGAGCGTAGATGTCCGGAATTGATGGAATGTTCGCCATTTTTTACGCAGAAAGATACACAATCGGCGCTTTCGCAGCCGTGAACGTAGTCGGCACGGTGATCGTAGCGGGAATGGTGCCGAACGTGCCTGCCGCGATGACGCCAGCGCAGATTTGATACGGGGCCGGAACTGTTTGAAGCATCCCGCCTGCCGTACCGTTGCCTTGCACGGCGACGAAGTATTGCTGCGGGCCTTGGAGTGCGATGGTCGTAGCCGCCAGACCTGCTGCTGAACTTGTTCTGCCGCTTGCCGGGTAGACGAGGGCGAGGGGTTGCACTTGCCAGACGTTTGCCGTCGCAACAAGCTGACCGGCGAGCGCGGTCGAGGCGAGCAGGCGACCGTAGGAATCGTAAATCGCTGCGAGCCAGTTGTCTGTCGTCGCCGTGCCGCCGGAGAGCATGGCGATGTTGGTGACAATCCGGTTGTAGGGAACCAGGATGTCCGTAACCCACAGTTGGATTACGTCGGTCGTGTTCGTGCCCATCGAGGCGAGGGCGATACTTCCAACAGGGATGTTCGAGCAGATGAGTTGTCCGCCAGGAACATTCAAGCTACCGTTGACTGCGGTGCCCGCACGGAAATTATCTTCAGTTTGAGTACCGACCCGTTGACCCGTCGTCAAATATCCAAGAGGCATGAAATTACTCCGTCAATCGGTTATTCAGCAAATAGGTTGTTGTATAAACCGATTTGCCAGAAAAGTCAATTACCTGCGGGACTTGCGCTTCGCCCTGTTCGATTTTCTAGACATTTCCAACTCCCAATCAGCAAGCGTCGATACGAAGGAAAGAGGCGCTGACGGTAGACGCCTCCTATTGGAAAGGCTTACTTACCTTTCCGGCGACCACGGCGCGATCTGCGAGCCATAATAGTTCTCCTTGATGAAGGGAGGCCACTTTTTTAACGGAGCAGCCATACCGTTTACCACGCAACACGTGCTACAAACGAATTAGTACACCATTATTTGACAGAGCGCAACTTTTCCCCTTGAGCTTCCGCAGCCCTTTGTTCTTGCGCGGCTTTTTGTTCACCAACAACAATATCCTTCAGCTTGCGTATCAGATAATCTTCCATCGGCGGCGCGACCATCATGATGAGCGACTCCCGGTCGATTGCCTTCGCCTCGAACAATTCTGTGGCCATGAGTTTGTGATCTTCGACGAACAGGGGCGAGTTGCTGTGCGAGTCCACCTTGACAACATAGTCGTCTGTGAACTGTTGCGCTATGAACGGGATGCCTTTGTCGTCTTTCATGTCCTTCGTATCGTGCTTTTGCATGATCTTCAGGTAGAGCGTGGCGATCTTCTCCAGGCTGTCCTCGATGATGAGGGCGCGTTTCTTGATCCGCGCCGAGGCGAGCCGCGCAAGTTCCGAAGTCTGCCTGCCAGATCGGACTCCTGATTCGCCTTTTCCCATCATGATGTTCTGGAGTCCAGAGCGTTCTGCGAACATCGCGTCGATTTCGTGTATGACTGCGAAGATGTCTGTCGGAATATCAGGCCGGAAGCGTTCGGCCTTCGCCTGCATGGAGTCCGTTGTCAGAACGCCGCCCGGCTTGTTTAGTGCGAAGTTCTTCTCGTCGATTAGCCCCATCCAGCCGGTGAGCGCGGTGGGTGGATCGACGTTGCGATCAAGCAGCTGCTTTACCTGTAGAACCCGGTTGTTGCGCCAGCGTTGCAGTCCGACCAGACCATCGACTTCGGATGCTCCCCAGAAGTACGAATACATCGGAGAGGGACAGATTTGCACGAACGGGTGTTCGTCCTTGAGGAAGAAATTCATCCTGTCGTAGACGGTGGCCGCGTTCTCGCAGCGCGTGACTACCCGGTAATCGCCTTCGTCGGTGTCCCAGACCCACAATTCCTGCATCTGGATCAGACCTTCTGCGACTGAGGGAAGGTAGGTTGTCTGTGCGTTGAGGGGGACTTCGGCGTTTCCCATCATCATAGGGGAGGACGCAGATAGAATGATTCTATCGACTCCACCTGTCATATCGCGTTGCGCGTCCCGAGGATACGCTTCGACGCTATCGAGGATTTTCTGCCGCTGCGGGTGCCCGGCAAGGTCCATTTCGAGTTGGGACTTCGTTGTGAAGAACGAATGGACCATCGCCTCTTGGCGATCGAGGTAGTTCAAGTCCTCGCGCAGCACTCCGAACGAGCCTGGGTCGATGATGTATGGGTCGATTGCCTGCAATCCTTTATCTGACGCACGAACGATGGTCTTGAATATCATCGAACCGTAGACGAGCGACCAGAGCAGGCCTTGCCCGAAGGTTTGATCGGCGTTCGACATCAGCCAGTTGTCGTTGACCGCCTTGTTCAGCTTGGAGATTCTGAGGTATTCGTGGTCATCGACGTGTGGCCCGAGGTGTATCGAGAACTTCGTCGTTTCCGCCGCGAACAGGAAGGCGGAGAGCATATCTATGTGCGGGTACACCTTGTTGTAAGGTGTTTCGTCCTCGTCTGGACCGCGCCCGAACAGGAAAAAGTGTCTGTTCGTAGCATAATTTATGCGTCTGTCATCCCGTGAATGGTCGCATTTTCGTATCAATTCCTCGTAAAACTGCTCCCTTTGTACCAAATCCTTCGGGATTTTCATGTTTACACCTCGATTTTGGCGTCATGTTTTCCTACAACGATAGGTTTCGGGGGTAAAAGGGTCGGTTTGAGCATGGAAAGTGCGTTGTCCGACACTACTCTGTTCGCTCCCATCGCCTGGCTGATTCCAGTTGCCCCGCTCGGTATCGTACCCCAAGATCTGCTTGTGTCGCCTAATTTACCCATCAATTGATTGTGCTGCTCCTCCCGAAGTGCCATTTTCCGGGCGTCTGGGCGTATGACCGCGCTGGTTCCGTTCTGATTGTTCATGTCGGTAAGGCCGAAGTCTGCGGCGAGGGAGCGCAGGGTTCCGTCGATGCTCGTCGTTCGATCCGACTTCAGGCCGGGTGCTTTCAGGAACACCTTGTGGACGAAGGAATCCATGCAACCGCTTGGGCAATGTCCTGTCTTGGACTCGAAAATGCCGTGCGCGTCGCAGGACCAGTCTGACAGTACGCTCATATTTTCAGTCCTAATTTTGACAACGGTAGAACAGGTTTTGTCCCGAACAGTTTGGCAAAGCTCGGCATTTTGCCCGTTCTCGGTGCTTGCCCTTGCTTGATAACGATACCCTCTTTTCCGAACTGCAACCTGTGCATCGGACTTGGCCTTTTGTTTGGAACGTCCCGCCACGTCTTTGAATTCGTGTGGTGCCACCCCGGACCCGCACCTATCTCCAGCTTGTTGCTTCGGAGTGCGCCTGTTTCAATGTCCAGGCACAACTGGTATATCCGCATCGCTCGCATCGGACCAATTATGTTGTTCTTCCTTGGCGGCATATTCCGGGCAAATATCCTAAGGTCAGTGCGATTAATGTTCACCAGCAGGCTGATCTGCAGAAGGGGAAATATCTTCCTGCAAGCGATCAGCCTCACTCTGATTTCGTTCCGAGTGATGCCGCGCATGATGTTCGCTTTAGGAATTTTTGCTGTCATGGCTGTTATGAGCTTACCCTATGCAGCCTTCAGACCGATTTGTTTCAGGAACCCTGTTACGTTGTTCGCATCTCCATTCTTCTGATTGTCCAGTATCGTCGCTTTTGCCTGCGTCATTCCAGTCTGAACAAGCCTTATCCGAACGTAGTCGGCCCACGCGACAGCGGCCAGCGCTGCGGCAACAACCCTGTCGTCTTTTCCCCTGCCCGGCGCACCCAGCATTCCCTCGTCTCGAATGATGTTCTTCATCTCGTCGATCATCCTCTTGCTCTTGACGACCAGTATGCCCCGCTCGAAGCAATCCTTCAGAAGATTGAACGCCCTTTCTTTCGTGTCGGCAGTCGTTTTCCAGTGAAACGCAGAAGGAGCACCAAGACTGTCCAACCTCTTGTACAAGTAGTTCTGGATGTTTGCAATCACGGTGTAGAGCGCCGTCCCCATTCCTCCAGGCTGATTCACAGACGTTCGTTTCAAGTTCTGTATCTCCTGCCATACCGCCTGCCCCGGCCCGTTTATCTCCAGGTTCATCATCACCGAGCCGCCACCGTTGATGTAGGATGCCGCCAGATAGACCATCACCCACGCGAACTGAAACGTCGCGCAGTCTTGCGTGTTGAACTCCGCAACCTGAACCAGTTGGTCCGCGTAGCAACGCCACACCGACACGCAGAACCGATCTGCCCATTCGCTCGATCCATACGCCGGATCAGCCCCGATGACATAGTGTGCGCTCGCCTTCGGGAACTCCCATATCTTCAGGTTTCCAGCGGCCTCGCC